GCTTCACCGTTACGCTGTTTCTCGCACATCAAGTAAGCGTCAGGTAAATCCTCCTCGTACTTCTCTCCGTTACGCTTACGATTCTCTTTCTGCTTATTGCGCCACATTAAGAATACGTTATCAACCTGATCCGTTATAGCTCCAGTGCCTTTGATGTCGTACTTGCCAGGCTGAACTTCCTCAGACTGTAGTTTGCGAATATGGTGGATTAAATGAATGTGTACGTTATGGTCTCGTGCCAATGCGGTTAGTTCATCGACAAAGTATTTCTGCTCGTTGAAATTATCCTCAGCATTACAAACTTTCATTAGCGAGTCAATAAAAATATGCTCGATGCCTAACTCTACAGCGCAGTACCTAGCCATAGCGATAGTCTGGTTCGGAGTTGTAGAACCCTGCTGATCGTAGATATATAAATGCTCTCCGGCAAACTGGTTAAATCGCTGAGTCAGCCCTTTAATGTACTTCTCTCTATCGTTAGTAAGAGGATCATCAATAAACTCACCAGCAAACTGTCTTAGCATCCTGTGAATGGTACTAGTTGGCTTCATCTCAAATGACGCTATAACGCACTTACGCTTTTGCTTAATCAAGTGTAACGCTATCTGACCAGTTATCAGCGACTTTCCACCACCGTTACCACCCGCATAAAGAGTTACCTCGCCTAGACGAAAGTTAAAGTCATCCTGCGTCTTAGTCCACGGCATTTTTGCATTATCGTTAACAGGTGGATTAATGTAGTTCTCTGTAATCTCATCAAGCCAATCTGAAACAATACGAACCTTCTGACCGACATCGTTATTTTTAAGATACTTCTCTACGTCAATATCCTGTGACTTTACTAGTCTTGCTTTACGCTCAACGTCTAGTTGTACTGCTACTAATTCTAAGTTTGTAGTCATATATTTTTAAAATAAATTGTTTTGGATAAATGCTATTCCTCGTTCCCATCTTTGAGAGCTTTGATGTGACTCAATTCGTTCTCTCATAATGGCAGCTCTAGCTTCTTTAGTTGGTGGAGTATAAGTACCTTTCCATGCACTATCAATCCCAATATTTCTACCAATGTTTGTGCTATCTGCGGATGAAAAAGGAAATTTAGTAAATATGTCTGGATTTAACATTCTTAATCCATGTATTTTAGATTTTGGTAATCCTTCATCATTACAAATAATATCCATTGCTTGCGACATTCTTGTCCACCATTCAATAGTCCCAATGTTTGCAAATTCACCAGAAGAACCTAAACAAATTCTTGGATACTTATTTACTAATCTTTCAAGCCTTTCTAAACTTTCATGTAAATGCCAAACTGGCGCACCAATATAAACAGGAAAAGGAAATTCATCTAATAAAAAATCATTAGCATCCTCATCCCCATCAATTACGTCAGGAATTACCGCAAAATCAAATGATGGATGTCTTTGTAATTTCTCAACCCAACTATAAAAGTCAGTCCAATCAACTACAGGCTTACCTGATTTCCAGGCACTAAAAGCACCATTATCTACAGCAAATGATTGCGATACCTCTAAAGCTATTGTTAATTGGTCTGGATGCCTAAATGAAATAAAAGCATGACCTCCATTTATTGCCCTATGAGCTGCTGTGGCTGGAGTAATTGGTAATCCATGATAATGAATCATGAGTCACCATAAAGAATACAAGAGTCTCCACCTACAGGCCTTTCAACTTTTACCCAAGCTATCGGAAAAACTTTTTTTATGTGGTTGTAAATAAATACACACAATGACTCTAGCGTTTGATGTGGCAAATCATCTATTTCGTTTAAAAATCTATGATCTAGTTTGTTTTTAATTTTTGCAATTTCTTTTTTTAAGTAAAATAAATCCACTGTTTCTTCTTTATTTTTCGATAACTTAAAATAAGCAACCATTCCATTTTTACCTTCATAGCCTTTAATTGCTATCGTTGCAACGTAAGAATGTCCATGTATTCTTTTGCTTGGCTCATATTCTTCTAATGGAACAAGTCTTGTTAATGTATGAGCTGCTTCAAAAGCAAATTTTTGTGATAGCTCTAATTTCATCGTATATACCTCGCAGCCTCTATGATCCGTTCTTGTGCTTTTCTTAAACGTGATCTGTCATTATCAGTTAATTTAACTCCGTTAGCTAGATTACTTGCAGCCACAGATACTAGTACGGACTCGAACTCAATAACCCTAAGTAAGTCTGTTGCGTAAAAAGCATTTTTAACTTTAGGTTTATGATGAGATAACTTATCGTCAGGTGGAAATAATTCACCTATATCCATTCCGATAGCACCGACTATTTCCTGAACAGAACAACCACCAAAGCATTTCAATAGGATACGACCATCTTCTGTCTCTCTTATCGCTAGAGAAGGACTACGATCCTCATGGCTAGGACAGCAAGCAGTCCACCTACCTCTACCACCTTTTACTTTCGTTAGACGATTGAGTAAGTTTTCTACGCTCATTTAGCACCTCTCAGTCTGCCATCGAATACTGGTTTATTTATAACGTTAGACTTAGGTTCATAAATATCACTCCAGTTATTAGCAATACTTGTGTTCATAGCTAATATTGGATCAAATCCATTATCTTTAATCTTTTGTAATTTAGATAACATTAGCTGTTTAGCTTTTTCTGTCATTGGCTTTTTGATAAAACTCCTAAACTCAACAAAGTCTTTCCAATGAGTTTCTGGCAACCAACTAGGAAGCTCTATATTTATTATTGAAGATGAAGAAGAAGATGAAGATGAAGGGGTTGGTTTTTGCTTAACCTCTTTTTCAACCTTAAGGTTAACCTTATCCTTAACCTTTAAAGCAGGATTTCCTCCTAGTTTCCCACCTAAAGCCCTGATATTCCTAAGATTTTCGTCTTTTACCATTCTTCTACTAACGATAGCTCCATCAATTAAGTCATAAACTCCAGCCTGACTTAATTCAGAAAGCCAACCTTCTACTTCAGGTAAGGTTTGCCCAACCATACGAGCAAGGTTGTCTGGAAGGATAACCTTATCGCCAACCTTAAGATAACCATAAGGATTACCTTCGTGCATATAGCAGATCATATCCATCCATAAACCTCTAGCCCCAATAGAGCAAGAACGTAGTGCAGTATCACGTAACCAATCAGAAGGATAAAATTGAAATGAAGGTCTTTTACTCATCATCAACCTCCACGCCTTTATTCCATAAATCGTCTAATTCATCTTTAAAATCCTCTACCATTAATTTCAAATGCTCAAATTGCTCTAAAGTTAAATAAACATCAACTTTCTTTCCATATTCAAAAGATTCCTGCTTTATTCCTATTAATCCACCATGAGTTATATAAAATTCAACTCCTTGAGTACCTTTAAGTTTTAACATTGCTTTTTCCAATAAAAAAAGCCCTAGGTGAGACTCTCGATCTATGATCGTTGGCAGACTGGTGAGTAACCAGCAGAGTCCCATCTAAGGCTTACTCGTTAAATGCGCTGCCAAGCACATACCTACTATACCGTTTTCTGTCTGATCCTGCAAGTCTTACAAATATCACTACTCTTAAACTGTATTATTGACCGACTACGCTTGCAGACCGGACATAACTTCGTTGAGAACTGATAAGTCGTTTCCTGTTTCTTCTTTTGCTCCATTGCTTAATCCTATGTGGCAGAAGTCTCGTAAAACCTGACCTCTTGGTGAAACTCTTGGTAAAAAATACTTGCTCGATAATGGCGTAAACGGCTTAGGTTCACGTGGTTTAACGTACTCCACACCTTCTATCTTAATGCCTGTTTTAAGCAGTCCAGAAGGGCTGTAGGAGCCTTTATACTCCTTCAGCAACCCTTCTCTTACTAGCTCGTCAAACTCGCACCTGAGATTGGCTAAAGTCGGTGCGTTCATCATTCCGTAAGCCTCGACAAACTGCTCAGGACTTAGCGGATGATTCTTGAGGAAATTCATGCAAATTTTATATCTCTTAGTGCCTTCTTTCGGCAGCTCTTGAAACATATCACTCATCTTTATCCTCTACCTGACGCTTACGCCACAATGACTCTGACTTAGCCATTTGTTCCTTGAATTTCCTTGTGTTCTCACGTATCTCGTCTAAACGATCTTCACGCTCGTTATATTCACGCTCAAACTCTTTAAACCATACTGGATCTCTCATCTCCATCTCCTATAACATTAATAAAATAGTAACTGACACACCTAGTGATACAGCTACCAACACACCTACCGCTAACCCTGTTATTGCTAATCCTATTAATTTATTCATCGTTTCCTCCAATGAACGGATAGCTTGCCATACTTTTGATGTTTCTGGTTATAAATTATTCCTATTGATTTCTATGTTTCTATTAATAAATAGTTGTTGACCATGTTTACAAAAGTAACTATGATTCGTACATCAACTAAACAACGAGGGAGAAATAAATGGACTTAACAATATACAAGCAAATGCCTGATCTGCCAAATGCAGATATAGATTTCCTTAACGATCTAGACGATACGTTACTGGGCAGACCTGCTGAAGATTATGAATGTGAAGAAAAAATGCAAATAGAGCTTGATCGTATTGATAACGATATGGATTTATGGGATTCTGAAAGAATTGCAGAATTCGAACGAGCTATGGATTACAAATCTAAATGTGGGGTGTGGCCATGATAGACAAATGGATGATGGCAGAAATGACTTATGTACTGCGTTTAATGGTAGATAAGTTTGAGCGTAGAGAATTATCAGCAAGTGAACAAGAAGTTCTTATGATGGCTTACAGAGCCTTAGCACTACCACCGAAAGAAATACATTGGATGGTTAACGAAATGGAGAATGACGAATGATTAAATGGCTGGATGAGCATCAAGTAGTTATAATTGGAATCCTTTTAGCGTTATGGATAGTGTGTTCAAGTTTTGATTAATTCAGGAGATAAATAAATGGAAGATTTTAAAGTTTACGCTAAGTTACAAAAGTGCCGTGTAGAGTTGCAGAACATGGAACTCAAGAAGTCAGGACATAACAAATTTGCCGGATACCGTTACTTTGAGCTGGGTGACTTTCTGCCAGCCGTTAATACGTTATTCGACATCTACGGACTAGCCTACTCACTACAGTTTGATCGTGAAATGGCTACTATGTTTATCATTGACGTAGATACAGGAAGCTCAATTAAGTTTACCTGCCCTATGGAGCAAGCTATCCTAAAAGGCTGTATGCCTGTACAGAATCTAGGTGCATCTATAACCTACATTACTCGTTATCTTTTAGTTATGGCACTAGCAATATCCGAGCATGACGCTGTGGACGCTTCAGAGCCTACGAAAGAGAAAAAGACTATATCAGCTACTGACGGTGCAAAAGATGCCTTAGACGCTCGTTTAGCAGCCTTAGTGGACAAGTTATCGAATCATATTCAGGCACAGTTCGATGCAGGTAATGAATGGGCTGCGTTTGAAGCATGGGATTTGCGAGATCAGACTACTTATGATGTAACAGCATCAACGGCAGTATGGGCGCAATTAAGCAGTAAATGTCGTAGTACATTAAAGACAATGAATCAAGAAGCTAAAGGATAAATAAATGGCATACGAAGCGAAACCAGGTACATTTTCCCTGTTTAAAAATGACAAGAAAGAAAGCGATAAACACCCAGATTACAGAGGCGATGGGAAGGATGCAGACGGAAATCCTATCTGGGTTAGTGCTTGGTTAAAAGAAGGCAAGTCAGGCAAGTTTATGAGCTGCTCGTTTAAACTTAAAGACGAACAAGCAAAGCCAAAAGCCGAGAAGTTTATTGATGACGATTTATCGGACGTACCCTTTTAATATTTAGTCCAGCTAGAGGTGACTTATAACGCTAGCAGCAGGGGCTACTCGTCTCCTTCGGACATCACTCTCAGTAGTGACCCTGCACCAACTAAGGAAAATAATGAAATTGCTTGATTATTTACAAAAGACTTATGACGTTAAGAATGATCGTCAACTTGCACTAAAGTTAGGATTTAGCACACCTACGTTATCTAAGATTCGTACAGGAAAGTATCCAGTTAGTGCAGACATGATTATCGCTATACACGAGACGTTTGGAATGACAATTAAGGACATAAAAAGGCTAATAAATGGATAATTTTTTAAAAGGAATAATTATTTTTATAATAATCTCTGCTATTGGAATTTCTTTTTTAATTAAAAATTTTAATGAAGTTATATCAAATTGTCCTGGTCTTGTTTTGCAAACTCCAAATGGATGGGCTTGTACAAATGTAGAAAAAATGGTGACTAAATGAGAATATGGTTTTTGCTAGGAGTTAGCTTGATGCTGCTAGGCATTACGTTAGCAATACAAGATCAACTAGAGCATGAGTACGAACGTGGATTCCAAGACGGACTACACGCTTTAAGTACCAAGAAAGTCGATAATATTTGTATGCAGTGGTGGTTTCAGTCTGATCTGGAAGCAGCTAAAAAGAGAGCTTGTGGTAAGTAATTAAACCTTAATCACTTGCCCTCTAAAGTAAACAAGTCCTTCATCCTCATCAATAACTTCAATTAACTCTGGAGGCATTAACTTGCCTTCATAAAATGTTAATACAGCAGCTCCAGAACGATGGTTCTTAGGTGCATCTTCTGAATAGCTAAAAGCATCAGCATCAACTGGAGCTAATGTGCCTGTATCTACACCGTATCTAGTGCCACGATAATCAGTGAATGGCGTACATTTTAATGAGTGCAAATGACCAGTGACCATTGAAGCACCTGATTTTAAAACGTTGTTATAAATAGCATGAACTCCATTGTGGTAGCGATGCTTAATCATAGTGTGATCGTTAATCATTAGTGACATCGAGAATCGCCACATCGGAAAATGTTCAGCTAAACTCATACCCATAACACCCTTGAAGGTATCGCCAACTTGTTGTTGGAGCCTAGCATTAAAACGAAGGTCGTGATTTCCGTAGCAAAAATGTAACTTAGCTCCTACAGCAGCTTTTTGTATTTCCTCTAGCCTGTCCTGACACGCCTCTAACTCTTGTTTTACCGATGGAAGTGATTGCCATGTACCACCTGCCGGATGACGGCTAATAGAAGCACCGTCAAAAGCATCCCCATTAATTACGATGATTTTAGGAGATAGCTCTTTAGCAAGTTTTACGAAAGACCTGTGAGCTGTGGAAATAATGCCAGGCCAGTAATGGCAGTCAGAAGCCACTAGAACGACTCCAGAGTCAATTTCTGTGGTTGCCCTAACTCCGTTAACAGGATAGAAGATTTTAGCGTCTGGGCTGTTTTTAGCCACTCCTGCGAGCTTAATTCCTTGACGAGCTTCTATACTGCGTCTGCGCTTGTGGACATTACGAACGTCTATCTCTAAATGATCCGCAACAGCTACAGCACTGCCTAATTTACCCCACAAAGCAATAAACTCAGATTCAGTCGTTCTCATAAGTCCTCTAGGAAACGTAACGCACGAATTCACCACACCATTCATTGGTAGAGGTTAGTGCAAAGGAAAAGGAAACACCGCCATCAGATTCAGGCAGTAATGTAGGAGGGAGTCGGTGACACTCGCCTAAGTCACCTTCTTTATCTGGTACAAAGAAAGCACACGTTCGGCACATCGGCATACAATCGTCAGGAATCTTAGAGGCATTTCCTTTTTTCGACATCTTGCACAACCTTTTCTAGTTCTTCAATACGATATTGCTGGTACTGAATTATTCTATTGAGTTCGTTATACAAAGCACGAGTATTGTTTACTTCTTCTTTCGATAACAATAGATTGCCATTATCATCTAAACTTGCAGCAGTTGCAACACTAGCAATTAAAAATAAAGCAATCCATTTCATATCTAACTCCTATAAGTATCACGCTCATGTGTCCTGCGTCTTACAAGACCTTTGAACTCTTTACCTGCTGCAAAGCGATATAACATGAAAGCATCTGCTGCACCATCAAAGTCACCTCGATTATGTCGCATACGGATACTGGACTTCTGTAACGCTCCTAGCCCTGCGTTAAAAGCAAAGCTGACCAAAGCGTCAAACCGCCCTTGAGTAAGATTATTAGGGCAAAGACGTAGTACGCCTCGCTCAAAACGTGAAAGATCGTCCTGCAATACTTGATCCACTTCTGCATCTGTAAGAGTCCTATTCCATTCTGCTGGACATGGTAATTTACCTGCTGCTTTTGCTTCTTTACGTTGGTCTAGCGTCATCTTCTGCTGCTCAATTGGTGCGATTAAATGTCCGACACCAGTAGTCCAAAGTAGAACAACATCGAGGTAAGGCTTCTTCCTTACCCCCTCGTGATGAGCCATTACTTCTCTGGCTTTTGGTGACATGTTCATTTTAATTTACATTTATCAAAGTGATAACGCCTCATATTTCCACCACCACCAGATTTATTGCAATGTGGGCAAACAACTATTTCTCTTTTGCCTTTACATGATTCACTATGTTTTTTAGCAAAATTAGGATTAGACAATCTTTTTTTAGAGCCAACTATATATTTTTCTGGATTACGCTTTGTACCAGTAGAACCGTTAGCGTGAGGAGCTAAGTTATATAGCCAATTAGAACCCCATGCTGCTTTTAAAAGAGCAGTTTCAAATGATCTTGCTTCATCAATGGTATCTACTTTTGCAATAATCTGAAAATCAAAGTCATTTACATTTTTTCCTTTTAATGAAGAAATCATGCTTTTATGACCGCATTTAATATGTGACCTATGATGAATAATTCGTCTTTCTACATTTGAACTGCTACCAATGTAGATTTTATTTTCAACTTTGTTTATTACTGCATATACGCCTATTGTCATTTTTTAAACGCCTGTGCGCCAAAATGGAAGGCAACGATTGAACTCCAGATAATCTGAGTTTCATCATCCCATAACGCATTTAAAGCTGTTTCAAAAGATACGCCAGTATGTATAGCATAGTAAAAGCCAAATACATCAACAAACACTAATAATGCAAACATACCGAAAGTGATAGCAGGTCTTACCATCGCACGAGCATTAATTACCCACTGAGACGCACCTTTGCCAATCTCTATGTCATGAGCATATAAAGCCTGACGTTCTTGTACGTTAGCTTCAATCTGTAAATGCTGTGTATGAATTTCTTCAATACGTTCCTGAGCCTGAAACCCTGCTGCCTGAGATTTAAACTGCTGATCTAACTGCATCTGAGCTAACTGTAGTTCGTGTTTCTTATCCTGTCTATCCTGAAAGAAATCTAATAGCTTAGGTAAACCGCCAGTTAAAAACGAAATTATCGTAGAAAATAAAGTAATCATTAGTCTCTCCAGTGAAACATACTATAAATAAAATACAAGATAGCCGTAGCACACGCAGTACCAACTACAGCCGCAATAATGTTTTGAATTAGCTGAATCCTCTCAGCCTTCTTCCTAGCGATCTCACGT